TAATAAGGGAATCTGCAGCCAAGCGCCACAGCAATGTGGTGAAGGTTCAACGACTAACGTACACGATCCCACGCGGATTATGAAACGACACGAGCGCGGAGCAACTCATTGAGTTGATGAAATAGTCTGAGCCATCCGAAAGGAATGGAAGCAGGGGATTAAAAGACCTGCGGTAACAAAACTGTAATCTACAACATAAGTCCAATGGAAACTCCCTTTCTCTCAGGGTGCGGTAAGGACACTGCTTCTAACACTGTATTTAGTTGGCAGACCGATACAATTTCTGCACCATCGGGAGGTACCTCTGGCAACAGAGCATTGGAAGGTAATGAGGCGACTGGAACTGCACCGACAGAACCAACCCTCATAACTTCTTACACACAGATTTCACAATCTGTAATTGTCAGTTCAGGCACTGCGGACGCAGTGGATTGGGCTGGCCGCAAGACAGCATTGGCGTACCAGCTTGCTAAAGAGTCAAAAGCTATTAAGCGAGATATGGAAGCAATGCTAGTCGGTAATACAGGCAACAGTGCTGGTAAGGGTTCAGGTGGTGGCGACACAGCCGCTGCCCGTGCAACAGCCGGTGCGAGAGCCTGGATCACCACAAACACATCACTAGGCACTTCTGGAGCTAACAATGCGTCTGGAACTGCGGCGACTGATGGCACTCAGCGGACGGTAACGGAAGCGATGGTGCAAGCAGTAGCTAAGTCGTGTTTTGATAATGGTGGTCACCCCGATACGATACTTTTGGGAACTTCTCAAAAGCAGACGTTTTCGGGTTTTGCTGCAACATCAACGCCAATCAGCCAGATTTATAACAATTCTGGTGGTGATAGTCCGGCGTCGATGGTAGCCGCGATTGATGTTTATGTGAGCGACTTTGGCACTTTTAAGTTGGTGCCAGACCTGTGGTTAGGTTATGACGGCTCTGGCCGTTCATCTTCCGACGCAGGCCGCGATCTCTTTCTAGTGGATTTTGATTTCTGGAGCGTTGCGTATCTGCGCCCCTGGAAAATCGAGGAGCTAGGCAAAACGGGTGATGCACAGAAACGTCAAATCGTCGTGGAATATGGCCTAAAAGCCAAAAATGAAGCGTCAAGCGGTGTGGTAGCAGACCTATCGTAAAAAACTAAGTGATGGGGGTCTTCGGACCCCCTGATCTTTTGGAGATGAGATGGCAAAGAAAAAGCCAGCAAAGAAAAAAACCGATTTCGGAAAGAAGTTAAAAGATGCGTTGGACGCGGCTGAGGAAAAGGCCAAATACCAAAAGCAATGGAAACACCCTGGTGCTAACAACGTTGGTGAATCGGATACTTATTTCTTATGAAACGCTATTTTTTAGATTCCTTTCAAGGTCGCACAAATAATTTCATTGTGGAGCCAGACGGTTCAATAACAATCGATACGATTGAAGACGTTGCTCCAATTTTGGAAGCCAACAAACGTCAACTTAACGACTTCGGAAAACTGATGCCCGGAAAAATGGGCACTATGCACCATGCGGCCCGGATTCCCCCAACAGTAATGGAACGCTGGATGCAGGAGACCGGTTTGTCTTATAGCGAATTCTGGAAAGACACGCGCCTCTGGCGCAAGTATCTGAACGATCCTGACAACAAATTTTTAAGAACTTCCCCTACGAGAATATGATTATGGCAAATCGTCCATTAGGTGTTACCCAAACCGTAACGGTCTCCGGGACATCTGCGGCAACATCCTCTGGCGTTAATGCTCAGTGTCGTGTTGTCCAGCTTGTGTCCACTGAACACTGTTACATCCTTCCTGGTACTGGCACTCCCACCGCAACGGCTGCCAACGGAATGTTTATTCTGAAAGATTGGCCGCACTATGTGCATGTGACCGGTGGTGAAAAAATAGCTGCTATTCAGGTGTCCGCAGGCGGCACACTTTACGTTTCTGAACTGACGGAATAAAGTGGCTTTTACTAACTACTCTGAGCTGCAGACCGAGGTTGCGTCCTGGCTGGATCGGAGTGATTTAACAGCGCAGATTCCGGCATTTATCCAACTGGCAGAGGCGAGGATAAATAGAAAGCTCCGCGTCCGTGCTATGGAAACTGTCGTGCAACATACGATGGTTGGCCTGTCTAAACGCATAGCGTTGCCGACAGACTATCTACAGATGCGGGGGCTAAAGTTTTCCTCCGACAAGATTGCGACAACTACGCTGAACGGTGAAATATCGGACTCGGTGGAGACCATTGTTTTAACCTCCGCCGCCGACTTTACTGCGACCGGAACCATACTGATCGGCACAGAGCAGATTACCTATACCGGGAAATCAACCAATACGCTGACGGGTTGCACCAGGGCAGCTAATAGCACCACTGCCGCCTTGCATGTCACAGCTTCAACTGTTGACCAGATTTATACGACTTGGACGGCAGGCGCCACGTTATCAACAGGTGTGTCCACCCTGTACGTTTTGAAATATGTATCACCGGAAATACTGACCAGCGTAAAAGCAGGCAGCACCTCTGGTGTCCCTTCTGTCTATACGATGTCGGCAGGCCATATTTTATTTGGTCCTGTCCCGGCCTCTTATTACACCTGTGAAATGGTGTACTACCAGAAAGTCCCAACCCTCTCCGATGCTGCACCAACCAACTGGTGCTTAACAGCAAACCCTGATCTCTTTCTCTACGGCAGTCTTGTTGAGGCTGAACCGTTCTTGATGAACGATCAACGGGTGCAGGTTTGGGGTTTGGGATTTAACCAAGGTATGACGGACTTGGAAGAACAAGATTCAAAAGATCAGTTCTCCGGGTCTGAATTACGAGTCTACAACACTAGCGGATATTACTGATGAGTTTAGAAACCGGCGACTACGTCAATGATCTTGTAATCACAAATCCGACAGCGAGCGACCCTGTCAGCCAGGGGGATGACCAGCTCAGATTAATCAAAAAAGTTGTAAAGCAATCGTTCCCGTCGATTGACGCAGCGGTCAACGCAATCCATACAGGCACATCAGCTCCTGCGGTTGCCATCACTGAGGGATTGGTATGGGTGGATACGTCTGGGGGTGCTGGCAATCATCTTCTGAAGTTTTATGATGGATCGAGTTTCATTACCCTGGCGATTAGTCCTGAAACGGCCAACAGTGTTGACGTAAACGCAGGCACTGTTGATGGCGCGGTGATTGGTGGTACAACACCTGCGGCCATTACAGGCACGACAGTTGTTGCTAATACCAGCGTCAACATTGCAGCCGATGGCGCAACTGTTACCGGTATAAAAGATGAGGATGATATGTCCTCAGATTCTGCCGTTAAACTGGCTACGCAGCAATCAATCAAGGCTTATGTAGATGCACAAGTCACAGCGCAAGACCTGGACGTAATATCTGACAGTGGCACGATTGACATTGACCTTGACTCTGAAAGTCTGACGGTTTCTGGTGGGAGTGGTTTGTCCACCTCTGCAACTGGTTCAACGTTGACGATTGCAGGTGACGATGCAACAACATCTGCAAAAGGCGTTGCCTCTTTTGACTCGGCAAAGTTCACCGTCACATCTGGCGCAGTTACAACCGATGACTCAGCGATTGTTGGCGCAACCTCTGTTGGTGACCACAACAATGTTGATCTCACCGGTCTTGCAGACAACGACATACTGAAATACGACTCTGCCAGCAGTTCATTCAAACCAGAAGCAGACCGGATTGCTAATCACCTCACCACCAAAGGTGACCTGCTAGGTTTTTCAACTGCGGAAGGTCGGTTTCCTGTTGGGACAGACACCTATCCCCTGGTGGCAAATGCCTCGGCAACTTTTGGCATCAACTACGCGCAACTCGCAACAGGTGGAATAGCGGATGATGCGGTCAGCGCAGACAAACTCGCAGACACCGCAGTCAGCGCAGGAAGTTACACCCTTTCTTCAATCACAGTCGATGCACAAGGCAGGTTGACATCGGCATCTAGTGGCACTCCAGGAGCTACCGCTGGCTTCAGCGTAGCCATGGCGATAGCTCTCTGAAATAGGTAAAAATTATGGCCCAAGACTTTACAAAAGATTATAAATCGCAGGTTACTACTGCCGCACATACGCTGAGAACCGCCGACAGTAATGATGCGTTGATTGGCATCCGACTGACCAACATTACAACTAGCGCAGTCACGGTCGATGTATGGATAGATGTTGCAGCAGCAGGATCAACGGCATCTGTTGTCTACATCGCGGACGATCTCAGTGTCCCTCCAAAGAGTTCTGTCGAGTTGATCCAGGGAGGCGCAAAGGTTGTTATGCAATCCACTGACCTCTTGAGAATCCAATCAAGCGCGGCAGATTCTGTAGCGGCCTACGTCAGCGTTGTAGACGCGATCTCAGCATAGGAGGAATCATGGCAGGCGAAGTAAACGGAACGCTGTATCTCAACAACCCTCCCGCAAAAGAAGGGTTCTTTGAGACTGCTGCAACTATTGATGGTGACTTTACGATTGCAGATAACGCAGTGATCGCTGGGCCTACAACCTTCACTGGAGTCATAACAGTTACAGGAACACTGGTGATCGTATGAGTAAGATTAATGTAAATACATGGGAACCTGAGGGCGCTGGCACTGCAATGACAATGGGTGCTTCTGGTGATACTGTTACAGTGCCGTCAGGCGCAGCACTTACAATAGCATCTGGTGCGACACTTACAAATAGTGGCACAGCAACTGGTTTTACTGCTGGTTTATTGGGTCTTGTGAAATATACAGGGGATGGAACATACACGGTTGGTGGAACCTCAAACGGAACAGCGGGTGATGAGGGGAGCGCATCTGTCACGAAAATAATTGTTGAAATACAAGGCGGTGGTGGTAGTGGTAGTAGACATGACTCCGCTGATGCCTCTAACTGTGCTGGAGGTGGGGGAGGATACGCTAAGAAACTTTTAGACTTAACAAATATAGATACAGTTACAGTTACTGTTGGCGCTGGAGGTGCGGGTCAAGCATCAAATAACAATGCTGGTAATGATGGGGGAATTTCTTCTTTTGTAAAAGCTACTGGTTCTGGCTCTTTTACTAGCGTTATTGGAAACCCCGGAATAGGAGGCAATCTAACTTCCAATGTTGGCTCTGCAGGTGGCACAGCAAGTGGTGGTGATGTCAATGCGGATGGTGGAGCTGGTGGGATTCATATTTCCGGTCAACGCGCAGGTGGTTCAATTCTAGGTAATCCGGGTCCATCTATACCTAGTTCAGCGTTAACAGACGGACAAGGTTATGGTGCTGGTGGTGGTTCTGGAAGAAGTGCTACATCTGGTGCAGGTGCACCCGGCATTTGCTTGATTTGGGAGTACGCATGATGAATAGATATGCACATATTGAAAATGGAATTGTAACGAATATTAGTCTATGGGATGGGGTTTGTGAGTACAACCCCGGAGAGAATGTGACGATGGTTCTTGCTGATGACAATGCTCGTATGGGTGGAACATACGATGGTGAATTCCACTTTGTAGAACCACCTGTCCCAGAACCGACAGCAGAACAAGTAGCCGCATCCGAAATAAAAGCAAGCGCCATTGGGAAACTAAAGGCACTCGGCCTAAACGATGCTGAAATAGCCAGTATCACAGGAGGATAGCGATGGCATCCGAAGTAAAAACAAATAAAATATCCCCTGCAACTGGAACAGATGT